TGTATCAGGCAGATGTTTGGATTGATGACAATCCTGCGTGGATTTATCAGGACGCACTATGAAGACCCCGATTCTCGGCGCATCGTATGTCGCCCGGTCGGTCAACGCGGCCGACAACCGGATGATCAATCTGTATCCGGAAGCCGTTCGCGAGGGAGGCAAGGAAGCCGGGTTTCTTAGTCGCTGCCCGGGCTTGCGTCTTGTTGCGACCGTTGGCAGCGGTCCGGTTCGCGGTTTGTGGTCGCACAACAACATCCTGTATGTTGTCAGCGGCACCGAGTTCTACAAGGTGACCTCTGCCTACGTTGCGACCAAAATCGGCAACGTCAGCGGCACCGGCCCTGTCAGCATGGCAGACAACGGCACCCAGTTGTTCATTGCCTGTAACGGCCCGTCCTATATCTACAACTACAACACGCTGGCGTTTGGGGCCATCACTGATGAGGATTTTCCTGGCGCGGTCAACGTCGGTTACCTAGACGGCTACTTCGTTTTCAACGAACCCAACAGCCAGCGCATTTGGATAACCTCGCTTCTCGACGGAACATCCATCGATCCGCTGGAGTTTGCGTCTGCGGAGGGTTCGCCGGACGGGTTGGTAGCACTGATTGTTGACCACCGCGAGGCATGGTTGTTTGGCACCGACTCGACCGAGGTCTGGTACAACTCGGGTGATGCCGATTTTCCGCTGACCCGCATCCAAGGCGCATTCAACGAGATCGGCTGCGTTGCCGCGTACTCGGTTGCCAAACTCGACAACGGCATCTTTTGGCTGGGCGCCGACGCCCGTGGCCAGGGTATCGTGTATCGCGCAAACGGCTACACCGGCCAACGCATTTCCACCCACGCTATCGAATATGCAATCCAGTCGTACGACACCATTTCGGATGCGATTGCCTATACCTACCAGCAGGAAGGCCATGCGTTTTATGTGCTGTGCTTCCCGACTGCGGGCAAAACGTGGGTATACGATGTCGCGGTAGATTCCTGGCATGAGCGCGCCGGCATGCTGAATGGCGAGTTTGTGCGCCACCGTAGCAATTGCCATGCCGCGTTCAACAACGTCCCTCACGTTGGCGACTACGAAAACGGCAAAGTGTACGTTTTCGACCTGTATGTGTACGCCGACGATTCGCAGCCTCAGAAGTGGCTACGGTCATGGCGGGCGTTCCCGCCTGGCGGCAACAACCTGACCCGTACCGTGCATCACAGTCTGCAACTGGACTGCGAAACGGGCGTTGGCCTGATTGTCGGCCAAGGATCGGATCCGCAGGTCATGCTGCGCTTTTCCGACGATGGTGGCCACACCTGGTCGAACGAGAAATGGGTATCGATGGGCGCTATAGGCGGCTACGCGACCCGTGCCATTTGGCGCCGGCTTGGCATGACCAACAAACTGCGTGATCGCGTGTACGAGGTGTCTGGAACGGACCCGGTCAAGTTGATCATCGTTGGCGCCGAACTGATCCTGAGCGGGACAAATGGCTGACCCAACCAACATTCCGGCTCCTCGCGTTCCCATCATGGATGAACGGACGGGATTGATGTCCCGGGAGTGGTATCGATTTTTTACCACGCTGTTCAATCAAGTTGGTGTGAATGGCAATACCATTTCTATTCAAGATCTGGAATTAAGCGCCAGCGGGCTTGCGGCCGATTCTCTGACCGAAACGCTCAAGGCATTGCAGGATCTGCAATTGTCCATTTTGCCGCAGGTCACCTCTACTGGCGGCACCACCTATTCTGTTTTCACCTCGACTACGAGCGGCCTAGCGCCAGCATCGGGCGGCGGTACAACCAACTTCCTTCGCGCAGACGGCACTTGGGCCGTTCCTCCCGGCACTGGCGGCGTCACGTTCGCCAACCCTACAGGCACCGTTGGCCCAACCGCAGTCAACGGCGTTGCAACTACGGCAATGCGTTCCGACGCAGCGCCTGCGCTTAACACTTCTGCCAATTTTGATGTAAGTGGCAGTTGGCGGTTTGATGGCGGGTACATCACCGTTCGCCAAAATCTGGGCGGCGGATCATATTGGACAGAGCAAATTGGATGGATTACCGGTCCTGAATTTGCATTTCAGACGTTTACTGCCGCTGGCGCAACGTACGGATTCTATCTTGCCGGAACTCGTTACCTGCGCATCACCACTTCCGGCGTAGATGTTCCCACCGGCACATTGTCTGTGGCAAGCACCAGCGTTCGCGATGGCGCAATCCTTACCTCTGGAACCGTAAATGCTGCTCGGTTGCCCACGTTTGGCACCTCTGCGGCAGGTATTGTTGGCGCTTCTGGCGGCGGCACGACAAATTACTTGAGAGCAGACGGTACCTGGGCGGCGCCGCCAGGCACAGGTGGCGTATCGTTTGCCAACCCCACGGCTTCTGTTGGGTTGACCGCAGTCAATGGCGTTTCAACAAATGCCATGCGGGCAGATGCTGCGCCGGCTCTTGATGTCGCAATTGCGCCAACTTGGACAGGACAGCACATCTTTAATGGCAAGGTCGGCACTGGCGCCGTTACCCCAACCGCCGATTTGCATCTTGGCGCCGGCACGGCTACGGCAAACACGGCGCCGCTGAAGTTTACGTCCGGCACCAATCTTACCACTCCTGAGGTTGGCGCTGTCGAATATGACGGAAGCCTGTTTTATAAAACGCCCACCGGCACGGCTCGTGCGCTCAACCACAATTCGTATTTCTACAGAAAAAACACCGCAACTACGCTTGCCATCACAACCGGCGCACAATCTTGGCTTGATCTTGCCGATGGCGTTTTACTTGCGGCCAACACAATTTACTATTTCGAGGGCGAGTTTAAACTGATCACCACAAACACCGCTTCGCACACGGAGTCTCATGGCTTTGCTTTGACAACCGCCACTGTAACCAACATTGCTTATTCTGTGGTTCGGCGGATTAACAGCACAACTGCCAGTTCCGTACAGGCGAACTGGTTTGCAACCAATGCAGCAAGTGTGGTGACCACCGCCATTACCACGGCGCAGGATGCTCATTACCGAGTGCAGGGAACAATATCCATTGGCACGGGTGGGTATGTAAACCCTCAGATTTCGTTCAACACCGCCGGGCCGGGCGGCAGTTCTAGCATTGCCTTGGGCGCTTGGATAGTATTTACGCCTATTGGCGCCACAGGCAGCAATGTCAGCATTGGAACTTGGAGTTAAATCATGCCAGTCGCACTTTCCCCCGTTGCCGGCGCTGGCTGGCAGTTTTTCGACAACAGCGGCGCCGTCCTCAATGGCGGTCTGCTGTATGTCTATGCTGCTGGCACCACGACCCCGGTAACGACCTATCAGGAATCCAGCGGAACCACGCCGAACGCCAATCCTGTCGTGTTGGACGCCGCAGGGCGCATTCCCACGCAGGTATGGCTTACCACGGGCGCCGCCTACAAATTGGTCCTGAAGACCTCTGCGGCCGTTACGCTGTGGACCATGGACAACCTGCGGGCTATCAATGACCCGGCTTCGGTTCCCTGGGCGTCAATTACCAGCAAGCCAACGACGGTTGCCGGATTCGGCATTTCCGACGCGCTCACCACGACGGTCGCTGCCGCCACCTACGCCCCTATTGCCAGTCCGTCTCTGACCGGCACGGCGTCGGCTACGGATGAATTGGCCAACTCGTACAACCTCGGTTGGCGAGACACGCCGCAGAACTCCAAAACCACCAGTTATCAAACTGTTTTGGCGGATCGCGGCAAACAGATTTACATGAACGGCACTGGGTTGACGCTTACCATTTCTTCCAACAGCACTGGAACCAATCCAGTTGCGTACCCTATCGGCACGACAATGATGATTGTCAACGGCAATTCGAGCGCATTGTCTATTAGTATTGCAGCCGCGCCAGACACAATCACTCTTGCAAATTCCACCACTACTGGAACCCGTACCTTGGCTCAAAATGGCATTGCCACGATTACCAAGGTGGGTACTACCTCGTGGATCATTGCTGGGACGGGCCTGTCGTGACCGGGATTCTTGCTGGATTGCCTTGCATCAGGAATGCAACGCAGACCACTTTCGATTACACCGCTGCCGGGACTGGCACTTTGACCATTCCTGGTGGGTTTACCACCTGCATCGTGCAGGCGTGGGGTGCGGGCGGCGGTGGTGGCCGTGGTGGCAATTTCGGTACAAACGGCGGTGGCGGTGGTGGCGGCGGCTACAGCAAGAGCAGTCTGACCGTGACGGGCGCTGGCGGCCAAACCATTCAGTGGACGGTGGGGCTAGCCGGCGTGTCGAACGGCGGCGACGGCGGGTTCAGCAACGTCTACGCCGGTACGTTCAGCATGACCACCATGACTGCCAACGGCGGCACGGGCGGTGCGCTAGGAGGCACTCCTGGCACTGGCGGCACCGCGTCTGGCGGCACCGTGACCAACACTACCGGCAACAACGGATCTGGTGATATCGGCGGTGCGGCGCGAATTGGCGACGGAAGCCTGAGTGCCGGCGCTGGCGGCAACGGTGGCGAGGGGGCCGTTAATGTGCCTGGCGAACCGCCCATTCCCGCCACCAACGGCGACCCGGGTACGGACGGCCGCGTCCGGTTTGTGTTCTCGTAAGGAGGCAACATGGAATTTTTCTCTCTTTTGCTGTTGGGCGCTGCTCTGTGGCTTGCATACCATTTGTGGTATGTTCCCCGTGGAACCAAAAACCGAGATGGGGCGTCCCCTCGCGAACCGCATGATCTGGACCGCAAATAATGGCCGTCACGCTCAAAGTTCTGATCCCAGCCAAGATTGCGGAGTCCACGCAGACTACGCAATACACGGCGTCGGGTGTCACAAGCATTATTGACAAGTTTACTGCCACCAATTACAGCGGATCGACTGCGAACCTGTCGATCAATTTGGTCACGCAGTACGACTCGACGGGCAATCAGAACCTTGTCGTGAAAACCAAGGCGTTGGCGGCGGGCGAGACGTACACGTTCCCGGAAATCGTCGGGCATTACTTAGCCCCCGGCGGGTACATCTCGACGCTGGCTGGCACCGGGTCTGCCATCAACATCCGTTGCAGCGGACGGGAAGTCACCTGATGACCGACGTTGTTGCCACTGACGCTGCCCGGGCCTCGGTCGAGGCGTTGCAGTCGGCAATTTCCGTTTTGCCGCAGGCGCAGTTTCCGACCGAGCATCTGTTCCACGGCGGCATGTACTGCCGTCAGGTGTGGCGGCCCGCTGGCGCATTGATTGTTGGCAAGGTCCACAAAAAGGACCACTTCTACATGGTGGTCTACGGCACTGTGCTGATCACCACGGATGACGGCCCGGTCGAGGTGACTGGGCCGTATTTGTTTCAGTCAAAGCCAGGCACCAAACGTGCGGTTTACGCACTGACAGATGCCTTGTGCATGACCTTCCACCGCGCCGATTCCGCGACGGTTGAAGAGGTTGAAGAGGAATTGGTTGAGGAAGACCTCTCTGCCACCTATGGCGTGGGAAACGTACCCAAGCCGCCTGTTGTTGAGGTGCTGACATGAGTTTCATTGCCGCAAGTGCAATTACTGCCGGTAGTTCGATCCTTAGCGGGTTGTTTGGCTCCAGTGCAGCCAAAAAGGCTTCCAAGGCCCAATTGCAGGCTGCCCGCGAGGCAATGGCCTTGCAGGAGCGGATGTTCAATCGTCAGATCGAACTTCAGGAGCCGTTCCGTCAGGCTGGCATCACTACGCAGAACGAACTGCTGCGGCAGATGGGCCTGTCCGGTGACGCCGAATCTGCCGGGTACGGCAACCTGCTGCGCGACTTCACGGCCGCCGACTTTGAGGCAGATCCCGGCTATGCATTCCGCATGTCCGAGGGACTGAAGGCGCTGGACCGTCAGGCAGCGGCGCGTGGCGGCCTCATTTCGGGCGCCGCCCTCAAGGCGTCCCAGCGGTACGGCCAGGATTTGGCGTCTCAGGAATATCAGAACGCCTACAACCGCTACAACCAGAACCGCAGCACCCGCTACAACATGCTGACCGGCCAGCAGGCCGTCGGCCAGGGCGCTGCCAACGCGCAGACTCAGGCCGCAGGCAATTTCGGTCAGCAGGGCGCCGCCACCCTTACCGACATGGGCAATGCCCGGGCGTCTGGGTACATGGGTGCGGCGAATGCGTGGAGCAACGCGCTACAGGGCGCCGGCAATGCGCTGATGAATTATCAGATGCTGAACCGGGCCTTCCCGAGCGGACCCACTGGCTATGGAACCTCGCCTGTCTCTACGCCCGGATCTAACGCCCTGTTCAATCGCTTGCTTGGAGGGGGCTAATCATGCCTATTGATCCTCGCATTGCCATGGGGTTCCAGTCGCCCAAGTTTACTGACCCCATGGAAGCGTACGGCAACCTCATGCAACTGCAAAATATGCAGCAGCAGAATGCGCTTGCCCGCTCTCAGATGGAAGACCTTGAGCGGGAACGCGAACGCAACGCCCTGCTGAATCGGGTTTACAGTCAATCGGTCAAGCCCGACGGCACGATCGATTACGGCGCATTGCGTACGGGCGTTGCTCAGGCAGGCCAGGGCGCGTTGCTGCCGGGCATCATCACGCAAGAAACGGAACAGGCAGAAGCCGCTTCCAAAAGCAAAAAGGCTAATCTTGACCTGTTCCTTTCCGGATTGCAGGCCCGTCGCCAGTTGCTAAATCCCAGCATGACTGCGGAAGAATACCTTGCCTGGCACGAGGGAAATCACAAGGATCCGATTGTCGGCCCGCTGCTACAGCAGATGGGCATCGATCCCGGCCAGAGTCGCCAGCAGATTGTGGCGCGTATTCAGAAGGGCGAACTGCCCAACTTGATTGCCGAATCCGCTCTCGGCAACGAAAAGTTGTACGACTCCATCAAGACCGTGGAAACCTCTGAGGGCATCGAGGGCATTACGCCTGCCGGTCAGACGGTGTTCAAGCGCGGCGCTCCCCCCAAGAGTGCGGGCGTCACTATCAATACCGGCGACAAGGCGGAACTTGAGGGCGTCAAACTTGGCCTGAAGGGTTTGTACGATACCCGCGAAAGACTCAGTAACGCACCTGATTACTGGCAGAGCCTTGAGACGGCAAGAAGCCTGATTCCGTCTGCCGAGAAACTGATGGGTACGGGTGCCGAACCGTTGCTGGAAGCCATCAACTTCTTCAACAACCGCTTTGGCACCAACATTCAGCCTGGCGCTGTGCGTGATGCCTCGCAGTTGCGATCGCTCATGTTCCAAGGCGTGTTGGAAAATCTCCGCAAACTGGACGCGCAGCCCTCGCAGCAGCAGCAGTTCGCGTTGCAGCA